AATGGCTAATAAGGGAAAAACACCAACACCTAAAACACAACGAGAAATAAGTATATCTCAGCATCAAGCATATGATGTTACTAGAGGTAATCCGAATTTAGAAAACCCAACTAATAGGGCAGAGGAATTATCATTTAAAAATGATACTACAAAACCATTTAATGTTGGATTAGAAGATATAGATAGTGCCATAATTTATTATTTTGAAAATATTATTCGTCCTACGGTATTACAAAATGGTACAAGAATTCCTGTACCTATAGTTTATGGTTCTCCTGAAAGATGGAAAGCAGTTCAAAAGGATGGTTTCTATAGAGATAAAAAGGGAAAAATTATGATGCCATTAATTGTCTTTAAAAGAACCAATATTGAAAAAAACCGTTCAATAGCTAATAAACTTGATGCAAATAGTCCTAATAATTATAAAGTATTTACTAAAGCATACTCCTCTAAAAATGCTTATGATAAATTCAATATACTAAATAACCGAAAACCACAAAAACAATATTATGCTGTGGTTATGCCGGATTATGTTACATTAACATATGAATGTATAATTTCAACATATTATGTTGAACAGATGAATAAAATAGTTGAGGCTATAAATTATGCTTCTGATTCATACTGGGGAAACCCAGAACAATTCAAATTCCAAGCTAGAATTGATTCATTTACTAATTCTACTGAACTACCACAAGGTGAACAAAGAGTAGTAAAAACCAATTTTTCCCTACGTTTATATGGATATATTATTCCTGATACTACTAATAAAGAACTATCAACCCAAAATAAATTCTCAGATAAAACTAAAGTAGTATTTAATTTTGAAACTCAAATTGGACCAGATAACACTCTTCCAAATTTCTAACATACATATAATAAAAATAAATGGCATTAACCTTATCAAATAGTGGTATAAATGATTCCTCAACAATTGAGGCATCTCATGTATCACAATCAATAGATGCTTTAACAGGAGCAGAAGCCTATGACATAACTATAAGTGGTAGTTTAACTATTACAGGTTCTTTAGCCATGAATGAAGGAGGATTAACAGGATCTATACAAGGAACTGCCTCATATGCTAATCAAGCTTTAACCGCCTCATATGCTTTAACTTCCTCATTTATACAACAGGCCGAATCAGCATCATATGCTTTAACAGCCTCATATGTAGAGAATGCTCAAACAGCCTCCCTTACTATTTCATCATCTTATGCTCTTACCTCAACTTCAGCCTCTTACGCGGCAAATTCATCTACCTCTAGTTTAGCATTAAATGTAGTAAGTGCCTCCTATGCTACAACCTCAAGTTATTCATTAATATCTGTAAGCTCTTCTTATGCTACAAATTCAGGTTTAGCTAATTTAGCCACATTTGCTAACTCAGCCTCATTAGCAGGAACAGCCACATCAGCCTCTTATGCCGCTACCGCATCTTTATTACTAGGAAGCGTTGAGAGTGCATCCTATGCTGCTACTGCCTCTTTAGTCATGACAGCCTCTTTTGCTTTATTAGCCTCTACAGCCTCTACTGCCACAACAGCCTCATATATCCTAAATGCAGTTAGTGCCTCTTTTGCCACTAAAGCAGCAACAGCAACAACGGCAACAACCGCAACATCCGCTAATGTAGCAACTGAGGCCATCTCAGCTGTTTCATCTCAAACAGCCACATCAGCCTCTTATGCCGCCACTGCTTCCTTATTACTAGGAAATGTTGAGAGTGCTTCTTTTGCCACAACAGCCTCTTATGCTCTTTTAGCTGAAGAGGCAACAACAGCAGTCTCAGCAACAACTGCAGCTAGTGCTTTAATATCCACTTCTGCATCTTTTGCCACAACATCAATATCTTCCTCTTATGCTGCTACCGCATCTTTATTATTAGGAAGTGTTGAGAGTGCTTCTTTTGCCACAACAGCCTCTTATGCTCTAAACGCAAAGGTTTCATCTATTTCCTCAGCCCAAAACCACAATATAACTGGTTCAACATCCAATGATATATTATATTCTGAACTTGTTCCTGCAAATACTTTTACTACAGATGATATTTTAACATATAATGCTCGTGTATTTTTTGATAATATATCTGGAGGAAGTACAAACTCAGTTATAAGATTATATATAAATAATACTGGTTCTTTAGATGGAAATGAATATAATATTACTAATTTTAGTGTTAATAATGGAGCCGGTGGTATTAATTATGTTAATATAACTAGAACTTTATTTGTTAATAATCAAATATCTAACACATATTGGTTAGTTGAATCAAGCCCAGAAGAGTCTCCTTCCTCTAATACAGGAGCATATGAATCAGGTTCAATTGATTGGTCAGGGGATCAATATGCTATTGTGACTGTTCAACCAGGAGAAAGCCCGTATGAGGTTATAGGTAAAGGAATATATATTAAAAAATAAATAAATTATGGAAAAAAAGGTTTTAACAGAAGAAGAAATGAAACAAATTGGAGGTTTACGAACTCAATTTGATGAATTAGTTTTTAAATTAGGTATGAATGAAGTTCAGCAGATTAATTTAAATCTTCAGAAAGAACAACTAGAAAAAGAATTAAATGAAATTCAACAACTTGAACAAAATTTAATTAAAGAAATTGAAACCAAGTATGGTAAAGGAAATATTTCATTAGAAACTGGAGAATTTATTCCTGTTTCTTGATTTTGAAATATCTATGCCATACATATAATAAAATAAATACTAATATAATATGGCAGAAATTTTACTATCACCCGGTGTATTAGCTAGAGAAAATGACCAATCTCAAGTTACTAGTTTACCTATTCAAGCTGGAGCCGCTCTTGTTGGTCCAACTGTAAAAGGTAAAGTAGGAATACCTAGACTTATTACTACTTATAGTGAGTATCAAGCTTATTTTGGTACTACTTTCACTAGCGGTTCTACAAATAATTCTCAAACATACACCTATTTTACCTCCATTTCAGCTTATAATTATTTCCAAAATGGTGGAACTAGTTTAATTGTAACTAGAGTAGCTTCAGGTTCATATACTCCAGCTGAATCACAACCTATTTCCTCAAGTGCAGATATTGGTTCATTAAATGCCTTTACCTTAGAAACTCTAAGTGACGGTGAAATTATGAACAGTGTAGGATCAGAAAATGCTCAAGGAGTGTTAGCAAATGGTTCAAAAGATAACTTAAGATGGGAAATTGTTTCTCCTAATACAGCCTCAGGTACTTTTGGTTTATTAATCAGAAGAGGAGATGATAGAACAAACAATAAAAGTGTTTTAGAAACATGGACTAATCTATCTTTAGATCCTAATTCATCAAATTATGTAGCCAGAATTATTGGTGACCAAACATTAACTACTCGTAATTCAGGAACTTCAGACATTTATCTACAACCATCTGGTTCATACCGTAACTCTTCTCGTTATGTAAGAGTTAGTAATGTAGCCTTAACCACTATAGATTATCTTGATAGTAATGGTGATGTTAGAATTAGTGCTTATACTTCCTCTATCCCAATTGCCCAAAGTGGTGCTTTTGAAAATGCCACTGGTAATATCGGTGGAAATAACAAGTATTATCAAGATATTACTAATGTTAATTCACAAGGTTTAGTAGGTGCAAATTATACTGATGTATTTAATTTATTGGCCAATAAGGATGAATACAGATATAACATCATCTCAGCCCCTGGTTTAATTAATGCCTTTGCAGGTCATTCAACAGTATTAAGTACTTTGATTTCAAATATTGAAAATAGAGGAGATGCTATTGCTCCTATTGATTTAGTAGGATATGGTTCCTCAATCGGTGCAGTAACTAGTCAAGCTGCTTCTCGTGATACTTCATATGCTGCTGCTTACTGGCCTTGGTTACAAACAACAGACCCAGACTCAGGTAAAAATGTATGGGTTCCTGCTTCCACTATGGTTCCTGGAGTTTATGCTAATAACGACAGAATTGCTGAGGCATGGTTTGCTCCTGCTGGTATTAATAGAGGTGGATTAGGTCAAGTAATCCAAGCTGAACGTAAATTAATTAACGCAGACAGAGATACTTTATATCAAGGAAAAGTAAATCCAATTGCTACATTCCCTAATACAGGTGTAGTAGTATTTGGACAGAAAACATTACAAAAACAAGCATCAGCTCTTGATAGAGTAAATGTTAGAAGATTATTAATTGAGTTAAAATCCTACATTTCTCAAGTAGCAGACAACTTAGTATTTGAACAAAACACTACTGCCACTAGAAATCAATTCCTAGCTCAAGTTAA